GTGATCATTACTTACAACGTGCAAGCCACAAATAATGTGACTGGTGTAACTTTGAGTGTGTTGCAACAACCTTTTGTTTCAATTTTTACAATTACAAGACCAAATCCTTTTAAATACACCCAAAAAACTGATCTTCAATTTCAATTGAAGGCAAGTACAGGAACTATTGGTGCAGGTTTGGTTGTTAATGGAAAATTGATTCAAGCTAACAACAGCGTCACTGGCGTAGGTACATAATGCCTAGCAAGTCACCAGCTCAACATCGACTGATGGAGGCCGCCGCCCACACAAAGGGAGGGTTTGGTGGCGTTCCTCAAAAGGTAGGCAAAGAATTTGTCAAAGCTGACGATGGCAAAAAGATGGCAAAAGGTGGTTTGTATGCCAATATCCATGCTAAACAAGATAGGATAGCCCATGGATCAGGCGAAAAAATGCGTCATGTCGGATCTAAGGGTGCCCCAACCAAGGAAGCCTTTATTGAGTCAGCTAAAACTGCAAAGAAAAAAGAAGGTGGTGGGGTCAACTTGGCTGTCAGTCGTGGTGAAAAGCTATCGACAGACAAGGGAGCTGGACTGACTGCTAAAGGTAGAGAAAAGTACAACCGTGAGACTGGTAGCCATTTGAAAGCACCCCAGCCTCACGGTGGTGCAAGGAAAGATTCATTTTGTGCCCGCATGAGCGGTGTTGTTAAGCATTCAAGTGGAGATGCGCCAAGAGCAAAAGCATCTTTAAAGCGCTGGAATTGCCCCGGTTGGTAAGGAAAAAACATGGCTTTCTCAGGAACCGTAAGCACAACAGTTATTAACACGCAGACGGTCATTGACCACGCTGTGCGTAGGTGTGGGAAGTTGGCTGAAGAGACAACGAGCGAACAGCAACAGGCGGCCCTAGAGAACCTGTACTTTCTCCTCTCCAACATGATCAACCGTGGCATACAGTATTTTGCTGTCCAAAAGGTTGTTATAGGCCTTAACGCCAACCAATACGAGTATCAGCTACCCTTGGGTGCCAATGATGCTCTGAACGTTTTGTATCGCCAAATGGCACAACCTAGTGGTAACTATTCCTCTAGTGCTGGTGGAAACGTTTCCTATCTATACGATAACAATGTAAACACTTATGCACAACAAACTAGCGCAAATGGCTATTTTGAGGTGGATTATGGGTCTACAAACCCTCAGTACATAGGTTCGATAGGTATCATGCCCTATGTTGCGAATGGTGGAACGCAGACTTGGAGCTACTATTTGCAGGCTTCGAGTGACAACACGAACTGGTCAACCATATACACAGCGACAAATGTGAGTGTGACTGATGGGCAGTGGATTTGGCAAGATGTGGACCCGGGGTTCAACGTCGAGTTCTATCGCATCCAAGCCTTCAATAACACCACTTTGGCTCTCAGAGAATGGTATTTGGGCAATAACTCTCGTGAAATCGAGATGTCTCGTCTAAACAGGGACGATTACACCAATTTGCCTAACAAAAACTTCACTGCTAACCAGCCTTTTCAATATTATTTCCAAAGAACCATCAATCAGCCTACCATGACGCTTTGGCCTGTGCCAAATACGTCTTTTGTGCAGATGACTGTCTGGTATTCAGCTCAGATTGAGGATGTTGGAACTCTTCAACAGCAGTTAGCCATTCCACAAAGGTGGTATGAAGCTACTATTTTCATGTTAGCTCACAGAATGAGCTTGGAGTTGCCTCAAGTAGACCCAACTCGCATAGCTTATCTTGAAAAAATGGCTGACAAGTTCCTCTATGACGTTGAGCAAGAGGAAAGAGACAAGTCACCTGAGTACTTTAGTCCGAATATCTCGGTTTACACGAGGTAATAATGCCCTTATTCCTTGATACTCGTGGGATGTCTACCATATCGATTGCGATATGCGATAGGTGCAAGATGAAGAGGCCTCATGCTGAGATGAGCATGGACTTTAACTTCCCCGGGTTGCGTGTCTGTGCCCAAGGCTGTAAAGATGAGAAGGACCCCTACAGGCTCGCCGCCCGTAAGACCGAACGCATCAACATCCGATTCCCAAGGCCAGATGAAAATATTGACGTAATACCAGATGCAATACAGACCACAGGTTCTGTACAATTGGATCTGTCACCAACGCCAAACACACAGACCCCTTCTGATAATGGCAACCTTGACACCTTGAGTCCAAGTCCACCTGAGAACCCATAATCATGGCAAATGTAACCATTGCACAATTACCCGTAGCTGGTGCCTTGACAGGCACTGAATTGGTTCCTGTTGTTCAAAATGGGAATACAGTTCAAACCACGACTGGTCAAATTCAAGCCACATCAAACCTTAGCACATACAGTTTTGTAACTGTAAATGCAACGCCTGCGTTGGGTTCAAGTCGTTACTTGGCTACAGGAACAGGTCTTGGATTGACTGATAATGGTGCAGGAAACAGCTATCAAATTTCATTAAACGGAACATCAGGATCTCTTGAGTCTGCAGGCTTTGGCATGATTGCCAAAACAAGTTCAGGAACCGTAGTAAATAGAACCATTTCTGTTACAGGAACTGGTTTAAGTATTTCAAATGGTGATGGAATTTCTGGCAATCCCACTTTATCTGTAACAGGTACATTGGCTACTATAGCCTCACTATCTGGTACTGGTATTGTTACGTTAAATGGTTCAACCTTTGCCACACAAACATTAGCAGGTACAAGTGGTCAAATTGCAGTTGCTAACCCAAATGGTGTAAGTGGAACTCCCACATTTTCTTTGGTTGCCACATCTGTAAGTGCTGGTACTTATACAGCACCAAACATTACAGTGGATGCATATGGAAGAATCACATCAGCAACCAATAACACATTAAACACAGGTACAGTTACCAATGTTTATTCTGGTGCTGGTTTAGTTGGTGGACCTATCACAACATCAGGCACGTTGTCCTTAGCTACAGTTGGTACTGCTGGTACATATGGTTCTGCTTCAACCATTCCACAAATTACAACCAATGCATATGGTCAGATATCATCTGTAACCAATAATGCAGTATCTATTTCTGCAAGTGCAATAAGCAGTGGTACTTTAAGTACAACAAGAGGTGGAACAAATTCATCATCTGCACCAACTGCTGGTGCTGTTATTTATGGCACAGGTAGTGCCTATGGTGTTTCTGCTGTTGGTGTAACAGGTCAATTGTTGACAAGCCAAGGCTCTGCACCACCTATTTGGACTACAGTGAGTGGTGCTGGAACTGTAACAACAGTTTCTGTAGTTACAGCAAATGGATTTTCTGGAACAGTAGCTAACCCCACTGTTTCTCCTGCAATAACATTGCAAACAACTGTTACAGGGATTTTGCAAGGTGATGGAACAGCAATAAGTTCAGCAACGACAACAGGAAGTGGTTCAGTTGTTTTAGCAACATCACCAACTTTAGTAACGCCAACTTTAGGTGTTGCTACAGCTACAAGTGTAGCAATGACATCAGGTACAGTGACCAATTCACCTTCTGGCTCAACTGATATTGCTAATAAATCATATGTTGATAGTGTAGCTCAAGGCTTAAACACAAAAGCTCCTGTATTGACTGCCACTACAGCCAATATCACTTTGTCAGGTGAACAAACAATTGATGGAATACTTACCTCTGCCAGCAGAGTTTTAGTTAAAAATCAAAGCACATCAAGTCAAAACGGTATTTATTTGTCTGGATCAGGAGCTTGGACCAGAACCACTGATGCAAACACATGGAACGAGCTTGTATCTGCATATGTATTTGTGGAAGAGGGAACAACACAAGCTGATACAGGATGGGTCTGTACGGTGGACCCCGGTGGCACCCTTGGGGTCACAGCAGTAACTTGGGTGCAGTTTTCAGGTGCTGGTACATACACTGCAGGCACAGGTTTAACACTATCAGGAACTCAATTCAGCATTACCAATACTGCAGTAACTGCTGGATCTTATGGTTCAGCAAGCTCAGTTGGCACGTTTACAGTAAATGCTCAAGGTCAGATAACTGCTTCAAGCAATGCATCAATTGCTATTGCTGGTTCACAAATTACAAGTGGAACCGTTGCAATTGCAAATGGTGGAACAGGTCAATCTACAGCATCTGCTGGATTTAATGCTCTATCTCCCATCACCACAACTGGTGACTTGATCATTGGAAATGGAACAAACAGTGCCACAAGGCTTGCAATTGGAGCAAATACATATGTTTTGACATCTAATGGCACTACAGCCTCTTGGCAAGCTCCATCAAGTGCTGTAACAACTTTTAGTGCTGGAACAACTGGTTTTACTCCTTCAAGTGCAACTTCTGGTGCTGTTACTCTTTCTGGAACACTTAATGTAGCTAATGGTGGTACTGGTGTTACATCATCATCTGGTGCAAATAGTGTAGTTTTGCGTGATTCAAATGGGAACATTGTTTGGAACAATGAGGCACCCGGGTACACCAACACGGTTACAGCCGCAGGAACCACGACTCTTACTGCTTCTGCTACTCGATATCAACACTTTAGTGGAACAAGCACACAAACATTAAAACTTCCTGATGAAACAACCATACCAACAGCAATGGGGTATATCGTTGACAATGATTCAACAGGTAATGTGACGGTTCAAGACAGTGCTGGAAACACATTAGCTACTGCGATACCCGGTGGTGCTGGTTGGATTTACTCCCTATCAAATGTTTCTGCAACTGGAAATTGGGCTGGCTATTTGTTGCCCCCCGGTAACAGCGCCACAGCACCACTGACTTGGGGTACTGCTGGCCTTAATATGTCTGGACAGTATCTACAGGGTGTAACAACCT